TTTTTTCCCTTAATAGCGTGAATAGTTGGCACATCAATTACACTTTTGACACCCATCTGACACCCATAGCCTATTATAATAATCATTCAGCTTATCCATCTGCTCCTCTTTATGCTCGGCGTTCAAATGGGTATATATTTCCATTGTTGTTGTAATATCTGCGTGTCCTGCCTGTTCCTTGGCAGTCATAACATCAACGCCTGCAAGGTACATATTTGTAATAAATGTATGTCTCAGCCAATGTGCTGTTATCTGCGGAATGACCATCGGAATTTTTTCAGGCGCATTCAGGCTTTGGGGTTTCTTAAATTCCTTAAGACTGCCCTTGCTGTCAGTTATCAATATGCCGTCAAAGTCTCCAAATCTGAAATTCAATTCTTTAAGATAACTGTTCCACAGTTTACGCCAGGAGCTGCCAGACATAAGACTGCCTTTTGTGTTCGGACAGACAAGCATTGCCTTTGCTTTGCTCCGCTGATCCCTAAGGTATTCTGCAAGTATAGGCGGAATATTCACAGTGCGCATACCTGACTTAGTTTTTGTGCACGGCTTTATTCTGGGAATATCCTTTTCCATTGCCACTGCTTTGTTTACGGTGATCGTGCGCTTGGTGATATTGATATCGGTCCAGTTCAGAGCAAGAAGCTCACCACGTCGGAGACCTGCAAACAGCATTATCATTGCAGCCGTATGTGCCCGATGATTTGTCGGGGCAATTATCCACTTTTGTTCTTCCTCAGTCAATGCTCTTCGTGGTTCCTTATCCTCATCGTGAATATATTCAGGGGGCAGTTCGATGCCCTGAACAGGGTTAAAGTCCATTACACGATTTACAATAGCATATTGGCAAATCTGAGACATTACCGACTTATATTCCTTTAGCGTCTTATGAGCTGCCCCATCGGCGGAATATTTGTCAATGATATCCTGACAGTCAGATACAGACAGTTCCGAAATCGGAATATTGCTGATATCGTCCATCTTTTTTACCCTAATTGCATATGTCTGATATCTTCCCTCGGAAATCTTTCCTTTTTTCTTGCGTAACCAGCGTTCAGCCCATTCGCCAAAGGTGTCCCGTTCTGCCGAAACATCAATGCCCTTGCCGATTTTTAGCTTGACCTCCTGTACCTTGCGGTCAAGCTCACGCTGTGTGTCAGCATATACGTATTTATATTTGCCGTCTCCGAGATAGACTTTTGACTGCAATCGTCCGTCGGAGCGCTTAGTGTTCTTGGCTCGTGCCATTTTTAACCCTCCTTTTGCAGTTGACTGCAATGCCGTCACCCACCGAAAAATACAGAGGGAGCGGCTCGGTTTCTTATCGGGTGTTTTCCCGAAAAAAACTTTGATTTTTCAAAACTTTTTTCCGAAAAGCACTTGACAAATACGTGCATACGTGTTATAATATATAATGTAAGGAGGACATAATAATGAAAGATAAAGACCTTCTGAAACTGCTGATGCAGAACGGTTGGAAGCTTGACAGAGTAAAAGGAAGTCATCACGTTCTTAAAAAGGACGGCATGACAGAGGTTATACCAATTCATGGTCAGGACGTTCCGACAGGACTGTTAAACGCAATACTAAAGAGGACGGGGCTGAAATAAGCCCCTCACTCCTCAAATATATACAAGGAGCTGTTTATATGAAAATGATTTATCCCGCAGTGTTCCATTTTGAAGATAACGCATACTGGGTTGAGTTTCCAGATCTTCCAGGTTGCCAGTCATTTGGTTCTTCTCTTACAGAAACACTTGACAACGCAAGGGAGGCATTGGAGGCATATGCAATATCCTTGATTGAAAACAAGGAAGAAATGCCAGCACCAAGCGAAATATCAAAGCTTTCTATTGAAAATGGTTGCTTTGCTTCGCTTGTTGATATTGACCTCTCAGCATATTTTAAGAGGGCAAAGGCTGTTAAAAAGACCTTGACAATTCCTGAATGGCTAAACGATGCAGCCATTGAAAAAGGCATCAACTTCTCGCAGACCCTGCAGGATGCTCTTATGGTCAAAATCTCTCAGTAAATATGATTTTCCCCCGTTCCGTATGGTTCGGGGGATTTTTTATATTACTTCATTTGACTATTTGTAAATGTATATGGTATAATATAGGTATATACATATCAACAATAGATCAAAAGGAGGTAAGCTGATATGCTTGAAATTTTAGAATTTATTTTCCGTGACTTCTGGACTTGGCTCGGCTTTTATATTTTGTTTGGACTTCCACTGCTTTGCATACCGTTCTGTATCGCTGAAGCTTTGGGAAAGGAGTCCAAGCATACAACCAATCAATCTTCACAGCAAATCAAATAAAAATTTTTCCCAAGCTCAGTTACATATGCTGGTGTTATCCACGAAACTCTGGCGGTTAAACCTTCCGGAATTTCTGACTGAACTGTTTTCATTTGCACTATGCTGTTATTATCATTATCGTCTATATCCCATAAGGCGTTAGTGATAATCGCTATTAGACCGCATCTCATCAAATTATCAATAGATTCCGAAACACGGCTCAAATCGGCTTCTTCAAAGCCAATCACAATATTTTTGTATTGTTGTATTGTGTTGTTATTTGATATGATATCTACAGTAGCAAAGCCAATTTCATCATCAGCTGATCTGTTCGCAACTACATAACGAAAAATCTGAGCGTCAAGCGGAGATAATTGCTTTATTATTTCAACATAAGCGGGATGTACAGTATCTCTTGTATCTGTATTCATTGACTTTGCCAAGAGGTTTGCATATAAGTTCCTTAGTTCACTGCTGTCCATAGAATACGACAAGGCTTGTAAAGCAGGAACAGCAACAAAATCGGGAGGGGAAACCAACTTGTTTTCGTCAATATATTTTAACCTATTGGCAATCAACGCATTGGTTTCCTGCAATTTATAATTAGCGTTTGCTATCCAGCTCCTTGGACGAACTAAAAGAGCATTTACAGCCTGCAATGGAAGTGCTAACATTTTTCCAGCTTCTTGAACTACTGGCTTTCCCAAATCATTGTACAATTCTGGTGCGGCTCCAAGCAATTTGCCCGCCCCTTCAGCTAAGGCTTCCAATCCTTTCATTTTTATTCTCCTTTTCCCCCCGTTCCGTATGGTTCGGGGGATTTTTATATTATGCCTTAGTTAAATACATATTTACGGCAGCAGTTAACTGGTCCTTATAACTCTCAATGTCATAAACGCTCTTTATGTCAAATCGCTGTTCTTTTTTATTAGCATCGGGGATGGTGATATACTTATTTGCAGAATTAAAATATAATCTGCAAATCCATTTTGTGGTCTTACCGCCAATTAAAATAGCCATATACCGCTCATTATCCTTATATGTAACGTCGGAAATAGGAAGAACATCTTTCATTAGGTTCTTAATGATAAAGTACGCTTCCAGTTCCTCTTCTGTTGTTATAATTTTGGGCTTGTCATCCTTTTCAGGCTCTTTAGGCTCGTCAGCCGTTTCTGCTTGTGGTGCGTTGTTATTGCCATCTTCCGAGGCGGCATTTGTACCAAGAGCGGTTTTTATTTTATCATTCATCATCTCTGTAATAAACTGGTTCAGAGAAGTCTTAACAATGGGTCTGAATTTTTCAATTATATTCTGGGTCTTTGTGCCACTGTACACAGCTGAAAGAAAGTGCTTGACCAAATCATCAGAGGGAGACTGCAAGTCTTTGGCAAACACATTCTTAAACTCATTAGTATATTTCAGCTGTGATGCTGTATTGCATATTTCATCAATATTAAATGCGGATTTGTGGAACTTTTTAAGTTCAGCAACCTGTGTTTCCTTAATATCAAGGATATTTATTTCAAGGAATGGCTTTTCGTCCATCTTATTCGGCTCTTCCAGATCAGTGTAAAATCTGTAGATAATACCATTTGTAAGAATAGCAAACTTTGCCTTTGATGTGCCAAAATATCTGAAAAGCTGTGAGTCATGCTTTGCAAGCGGCTCTTTTACCCACTTACACTCAATAAGAATGACAGGCTCTCCATTGTTCAGGATTGCATAATCAACCTTTTCTCCTTTTTTAATTCCAACATCTGCTGTAAATTCGGGCATAAATTCATCAGGATTGAATACATCATATCCTAACATAGAGAAGAAAGGCATTATAAGTGCATTCTTTGTCGCCTCTTCTGTAGCAAGGTTGTCTTTCAGACCGTCCACTCTTTTGCTGAACTGTCTTAATGCGTCAATAAAATCCATTATTTTTTCCTCCTTTTTAAGATTGCATTACACAAAAAGCAATACTATATATATAATTATACATTTTCACGTAAAAAAGTCAACTATAATTGACAAAAACAATATCTTTATTTTGAAAAACAACTATTATTGTCAAATCATCTTATCTCGCTCAGAAGAATAACAGCCCTGCCGAGTATTCGGATATCGTTAAGTTCTTCATTGACAAATACAAACGGCTCATATGCGGGATTTTCGGGGCTGAGGACAAGCTTATTCTTTGCGGGATAGTAGTACACCCGCTTCAATGTGACCTCGTTATCTATGGATACCGCAGCTATCTGACCGTTCTCCACTTCGGGGCAGGACCGTATGAATACAATATCGCCGTCGTTTATGCCTGCGTTTATCATGCTGTCTCCCTCGCAGCGCAGGCAGAAATCTGCCTTTATCTCTGTAGGAAGTGATATCCATTCATCTTCCTCACGGTATATGGGTTCTCCGCAGGCTACCGCACCCACAAGGGGGACTTTGCGCATTTCGGGTATAGGCATAATGTTTGGATATTTTTCAAACAGGTTTTCAGAAGTATGACCGAGTTCGGTATCCTCCCAGCCCATTATTACACTGGGCGTAACCTTTAATGCTCTTGCGAATGAAACTATAGCAGATTGTGTAATATCCCTTTCACCACATTCAATTTTCTGGATAGAAGAACGTGACTTGTATCCGGTAAGCTTAGCAAGCTCATCTTGTGTCATGCCTAAAGACGTCCGTAATTCTTTTATACGTTCGCCGATTGTCATGTTTATCAGCTCCTTTTACTGTATTATAGCATCTTGACGGCATTATGTCAACAAAAATATACAGACGACACACACTAAACGTCTACAAAAATAGAGGGTACTTTTTGTACAAAAAGGAGAAAATGAAAAAATATGTTGACACATCGTCTACATAGTGGTATGATAACAAATGTAGACAGAACATCTACAGAAAGAGGTGAACATATGACAAATACTTATCTTCTCGAAACAAAAATCAAGGCAGTAGGGCTGACGATTTCAGCAGTTGCAAAAAAGCTTGGAATAACACGGGCTGGCTTTTACAAGAAGCTTAACAATGATTCTGAATTTAAGGCAAGCGAGATAAGCAAGCTTTCAGCTATTCTGTCGTTATCTGATTCAGAAAGGGAGCGGATTTTTTTTGCTCACTGTGTAGACTGAAAGTCTACACATATTGCCCGAAGCGTAATTCTTGATTGAAAGGAGGTGAAATCAATGGCAATAGCAAATCTTAAAGTAAAGATAGACAGTGAAGGAATGCTTGCAAAGGTGCAGGAGATCAATGAGAAGGCGCAGGGCTTGACAGGCTTGTAAAAGAGCTGAGAAGCATGAGCGGCGAATTTGTTTCCTTTAACAGCGACGACCTTATCAAGGTATCGGAAGAGAAAACAGAAAAGTAAAGCCCCCGCAGGGCACACCACGGGAGCGGAAGCTAAGACAAACTTATTTGTTGTAGAAATAGTTGTCAAAGGCAGTGCCTATATCAAGCAGAGCTAAGCTGATGCTGTGCATAGCATTATACAGTTCGCCGTGAGTTACAGGGTCGTCTGAATCACGCCTTGCAATTCGTTCAGTGCTTTCGGCAAATGTATTATGAACAGCCTCGAGTGCTTTGAGAAGCTCCTGTTCGTTGGTAGGCTTGGTCATGTTATCACCCCCTTTCCGTAAGAGGGTCTGAGCTTGCGGCAATGTGCCTTGAACGCAAGCTCATTGAAAACATCATACCG